CCTACCTGTATTGTTTCATAATATTCAGTTCTTTTTATTCCATTTGTTGGCAGAAGTCCTCCCAGATCGGGTTTGTAATCTTTTATTTTGTTGCAATCTCTTTCCATTCTTGGTCTACTCCTGAACGGTAATGCATTGCGCTATTGTCCCATACCAAAGCCAATTGACTTCCTTCAAAAACGAGACATCTTCCTGCTTTCGTAGATGGATTCCCGATAGCATCATAGGCGTATTGATATGAGCCGTTTAGCTTTGCTTCTGCAAGGTCTGAAACATAACCTCTGTTCCTAAACCACGTATTATTTACTCCTAGCAGTTCTCCCAGAAGTGGGGAAATTATATCACCACTGTTGTGATTCGTGCCCAAGATTTCCATTCTCCCCAATGAATACGTATAAAAATAGAATTAGTATAATCGCAACAGATTTGCAATATATTCCCATTAGCTGTTTTAAAAACTAATAAAATCCCCCCTCTATACACTGATGGTCCATTAATAAAGCCCGTATCAGAAAATACCCACACACCTGAAATCGTATAATCATTAAAGTCTAATGTATTGCCCTTGCTTCTTTCAAGGAAACCATTTTTAGACATTAATCCATCCTTATTGGCTGTTACTGTGCCGATAAGTTCTCCCAGATCGCCAACAGGCAGAAAATCTTGTCTAAATTCCTACCTGTGTGAGCGTACTAATATCTATATCTACTTTAGTCGCTGAAATGGCATTATCCATAGAAACACGATTGGTAAAATATATCAAAGCTCGTGAGAATACAGGCATATATACATAGTAGTTATGATCTCCATCCTTGTATATTTTCAGCAAATTAGGACCAATACTCTTTACAACGGACAGTCCTTTAACGTGATGTGATACAAAAGAAAAGATGTCTGCGTTCTCGCTATTCCCTTCTCCAATAATATCAAAAGTAACGTTTATATCTTTAGGATAATTCAGTTTGTATAAAGCCCCTTCTCCTAGCATGTGATTTACCAAAAAATAGTTTTCATTTAACTGAAGTTCTCCCAGAAGCATTTTTTGTGGTTTATTTTGTAAATACAGAAGATTCTTTTAACTTTAAAAACAAAAAGTTGAATATGTTAGAGAAGATCAGATACCGTTTGGTTTATAACCGACAAAACAAGTTAAATCGACAAGGGACAGCCCTAGTCCAAATAGAAGCCTATTTGAATCAGAGAAAGGTATATTTTAAAACCAATGTTTATCTAAAGCCGGAGTGTTGGAGTAAGGATGGCGCTCAAGTAATCAACCATCCGCAATCGAATGAGCTTAACGCAATGCTATATGAGAAAATACTGGAGTTGCAGGCTATAGAACTTAGCTATTGGAAAAGAGGGCTTGAATCAAACCTTTCCACGTTAAAGGAGGCTGTAAAAAAGGGAATTAAACCAGTTGTGTCTTTTTTAAAATTTGCAATACAAACGATAGAGAATTCTGATAGAAAACCGGGAACCAAGGATAACATGCTGGGCACGGTAGCCACTTTGAAGGAATTTCGGAACGTGATAGAGTTTACCGATATAAACTATACGTTTCTAAAGGAGTTTGACGCATTTCTGCGCAACAAAGGATTGAAGGTAAACACGGTAGGAAAACACATGAGAATACTGCGTACCTTGGTTAACGAAGCAATAAACGAAGGTTATATATTACAGGAGGCATACCCTTTCCGTAAGTTCAAGATCAAGAAAGAGAAGAAGGAACATAACTTCTTGATGCCCGCAGACTTGGAGAAGCTGGAGAATCTTGAACTGCCGGACAGGAAGAACAACAGCCGGCACATACTGGACGCATTTCTCTTCTGCTGCTATTGCGGATTGAGATTCTCTGATTTCAAGCAATTGACTTATAAAAATCTCGTAACAGTTGATGGAAAGGAATGGCTAGTTATGAATAGCATCAAAACAGGCGTAAAACTCAATATTCCGCTATATCTGCTGTTTAGCGGGAAGGCTCTGGGTATAATGCGGAAGTACGACAGTATCGAACAACTGGCTGCATTAGGTTGCAATTCGGACACTAACAGGACGTTGCAGAAATTGGGAAGGATGGCGCGTATTAACAAGAAGTTCACCTACCATACAAGTCGTCACACTTGTGCTACTCTGTTGGTACATCAAGGCGTTCCGATAACCACCGTCCAAAAACTCTTGGGGCATACATCGGTCAAGACAACAGAGATATATTCGGAAGTGTTTGATGAAACAATCATCAAGGATCTGACAAGGGCTAACCAGAAGTATTCTAAACGTAGAAATGTAAAACAAAATCAAATAAAATCTCAAAAATCCCCGGAAAAATACATCAGGCAGTAGAAATCTATAAAAGCTATCTGTTTTATACTTGTTTTTCCGATCCCATTCCATAAAATTCGTTTCCTGTCAATAAAAATACAAACTCGCCAGTCTTGCCGTTCTATTAATTCTCTTCATTCATCTTGCAAGTAAAAAATATTGCATTAATGGCAATTTTTTAAGAAGATTGGTTTTTGTTTCAACATTGGCTTCTTATAACTAATTAATATAGTTTTCTTTTTGTATTTCGTTTTAGAATTGATATCTTTGTATTGTCTTCTCGGAATAATGGAATAGAGAGTAGGGCGTGGATTGAACGGCTGCTGTGCTTTTCGCTGGCGGTCGTTCTTTTTTTGTATTTAAATGTTAAATATTGCACAATATAAGAAAATATATTGTGATTTGTTTTGCCATTAAATCACAATATGGTATATTTGAATTGTGATAATAAAACAACAGATGATAACAAACAAAAACATACGATTATGAAAACTTTCAATTCATTAGATGCAGATTTTCGCAGAGCATTCAAACAGGCAGCAAAACAAGGTATTGTAAAATTCACAATTGAAGGTATTAAAGATGATCCCGAATCGATTTATCCGATGTTTGAAGTATCGAACAATCACGTTACCTACTATTCCGTGCAGAGACAAGAGAGTGTTTGTATAACTGATATGAAGATAAAGGCTGTTATCTACTAATTAGCATGAAGGATAAACAATTATGACACAAGAAGATATTGATAACAAAGTAATAAGGGAATAAAAAACAGAGGCGGATTTCTCCGCCTCTTCACTATACAGCTCACTGTATAGAAAATACTAATTTGTGAGCAAATCACAATGACATTTCTAATGTCGTTTCAATCCACGCACCGAAGTGCGACTAACATCGTTGATGTTCGATGCAAAGGTGCAACTTTTTGAAATAACGAGCAACAAATTATTAATGTTATAAAACATATTAATTATGGCAAGAAGACGATCTATTACCCTAGACCAAGAGTCTAGGGTAATATCCTTGTACAAAGTAGGAATGGCTATCAAGGAGATAATGAAGGAAACAGATATAAAGTCTGAGCAAACGATATATAGGATATTGGACAGCAATGGTGTGCCCCGAAGACCGAAGGTTAATGGCGTGAAAAGAATACTTGTTATGATAGAAGAGGACGTGGCAGCTATATTGGATAAGGAGCAATCGGTATCATTATATGTCAATGAGGCTGTGAGATTCTATCACGGTAACCGGCATTAATTGTCAATTAATCCTTCATAGTATAAATTACAAAGATAGATATTATTATGATAACATCAACCATGACAGCAGAAGAATTGCTTGACGAAATAAGAGCTGATTATCCAAACGTGCTCACTATCTCCGATGGCAAGGACGCTAAGGTCATCCGGATAATCAAAAAATCCGTTCTGTTTCCGGTGCGTATCCACTCTTTTGTCACTACTGTGCGAAAAAACAAGTGGCTGATATTATGGGAGGCTCACAGCAAAAAAGAGATAGGAGATGATTGCCGTATCTCCTTCGTCTGCTACCACGATACCGAGCATGGCAAGTATGCCTATATGCCTACCTTCGTCAAAGGTAAAATGGTTCTTCTTGCGTTTCCTCCGCACATCTTTTCCCGATTTGCCGAGCGGATGGAAATTAACTTTGCAGGCACAAAACTGATGAAACGGTACTTCGAGATGAATAATAGCTATTCGTTTAACTTCTCGACCGAAAAAGTAGATGGTGGGCACCGTGAAAATGTGTTCGCCACCTGCCGGGAAGGCATTGCGATGGGATTCAAGGCTGTAGGGTTGGATGTCTTTCTCTTAAAAACCTTCATAACTTACGATATGTGCAAAGGCGAACAGATAGGAAATTTTGCAAAAAGTGAGGAGTTTCGCAGACTAGTACACGAAGAAATGAGTAAGGCAGCCCAATAAGTTGCCTTACTTTTACCCTTTCATTTTCATGATCTCCGCCCTCATTTCTATGTAGTTTTGATTTCTCCGAATTGTTTATGCAGTCAATCACCCGGTTGATGGCTATCTATTCGGCAGAGCATTTTATTGCTGGTTATTTTTTTATTAAAACTATATTTAAATCGGATTTAAAATCACATTTTGAATTGTGTTAACAAGTATGATTGTTTTCAAGGTTCTCTCTAATTTGTTGGAGCATCCGGAAAGCTCCGGCCATCTTATAGTTGCCCAGACATTGCTTAGCCTGCATGATACAACTTTCAACAGTAAGTTTCAAATCCGGAGTGAAAGCTGCTTTGTTAATCTGCATTTCTTTTGGAAGTTCATTGGCATGGTTATTGAACCATACGATCATTTCATTCAATTCCTCTTCGGAATAAGATTCTTTTTTTTCAGCCATAATACATAAGTTGATGTTAGTTCCGACAAAGATAATAAAAAAATAACCCCGACTCATCACGAGCCGAGGTATTTCAATTTATAAATTTAAAGTCTTATGATGAAGATTGTCTGTTGCGCCAATGTTTTCGTACTATCAGCACAACGACAAGCAAAACTGTTGCACAAACACAGGCAAAACCGATTTGTTCAGGCAGCGTGGATTCTTTTTTCTCTTTTACCCCTTCAGTCTTGGTTTCTTCATGTTTGGTGGAAGTGGCTTCCTTGTCAACTTTCACCTCCGTACAGTCTTTGGTTGCAGTTTCCTTCTTTTTATTCTTGCTGAAATCACCTTCTACATGCCCGTCAGCCAATAACGGAGGTTTCCCGGTCAGGCTGTCGGGCGGTTTTCGGGTATCATAGATACGAAAATCAATCACATAGTTACTATTAGTGGTAATAAGTTCGCTCAAAGAGGTACTTGATCCGTGTACGATGTTGATAGATTCACTGGCGCTATCCTTGCTGATTACTTCTGTGTTGGATTTGATAGCCTTATGCGAGCTGCCACAGGCAAACAGCAGGAACAGACACATGAAGGGAGCCAGCAATATGTGCCGGCTTATCCAGTTCATAACCTTAGCCAACATAAGAAATATTATTTATGCGGTTCATCCACCCCCGTTTGAACTTGTTGTTTGCTGGGCGTTTCCGGCATATATCCTCGATAAAATCAAACCGTGCAATCTTGATCTGGTCAAACAGTTCACGCGGATTACGGGAATTAACTGCGGCAATGGTCTTGGGACCTACAATGCCATCCACTGTAACACCAAGCAAGCGTTGAGGAATCTTAATTCCGTGCGCACCGGATGCCCAGACCCAATCAACCAATATATCAGCAACTGATTGCGATTTTATCTCATCAGCCTTCCATCTGTCCCAGTACATGGTTTTCAAGATTTCCGTCCATTCCTCTTTTGTGAGATTTTTCAATCTTTCAACTGTAGGCTTGGAATATCCTTTCTTTCGGCAATATGCCTCATAGGTTCCGATAGTCACCCCCATATTGGTAGCCCCTCCCAAATCGTCAGGGTCATTTACAAAACCGCCTTCCCATTTCAGAATAAACGGTGCAAGTTTTCTTACGTCAGCCATTTTTCTTTTCCTCTTCTTTAATTTTAATCTTGTCAACTAGGTAGTTAAACTTGGTGTTC